TGGACATTTTATTAACTCCTTTTTGTAATGTTTATTTAATTATTTAAGTCCAGCGAGAGCTTTCATTCTCTCGGCAAAAGGATCATTATCCTTTCTTTTCTCCTCTTTACGAGGAAGGAATGCTGAAGAGCTACGAGTGACTACTTCGTTCAGTGATTCTGGAACTTTATGCCGATTGGCAGTTCCCACTGTACTTTGAAGAGTTTCAAAGATTACCTTTGCTTCTTCAACTGAATTGGTATTTTGTATAGCTTCAACAATTCTATCCTTTTGCCGCTCATTCAGGGAGACACTATCTAAAATACGATTTTGATATAGTAACTTAGCATTAAGCAAATTACTTTCATTAAGCTCGTTTTTAAGCTTATTAATGATTGTGCCATACTTATCAACTTTTTTCTCTAATCGCTGGGCTTTGCCATTGAGTCTTTTTTGTTCTTTGATAAGGTTTTTGTTCTTTCTTTTGTTCTCGAAATACAAGTCATCCTCTTCTGTAAAGATTCCTGTGTCTTCTGTTTCATAAAGATCGTCATCTTCAAACAAATCTTCTTCTTCAAATAGATCCACATCTTCGGTGGCCAAAAGATCAGTGGGAATGTCTTCTTCATAGAGACCATCGTACCCGTCGTCTTCCTCATCCATTAGTTCAACGCCTTCTTCGGCCAAAGCTGAATCGTAAACATCTTCGTCGATGGTGAGTTCTTCGTCAAAAAGATTGAACTCTTCAGAAACAACGTCAAAATCTTCGTCAAGAGGATCGCTTTCTTCAAGGTCAATAACCTCTAGTACGTCATCTTCTTCTTCTTCAAAAAGTGGGTTTCCTTCGAAAAGAATTTCTTCGGCTGCGGAAAATAAGTTTTCTTCTAGCTTGGTAAGGTTCAGATCAACATAATCTTTTTCGTTGGTGGTTTGTAGGAAAGGGAGTTGTTCAAGGATTGAAGTTACATCGTCTGATGGTTCGCCTCCTTCCTCTGTGACGTCGCCTGTGTCGCCTTCCATACCGCCCATTGCTGCCATTGGATCTTCGCCGCCTTCAGCGCCCATTCCGGCTAATTCTGCCATGGGATCTTCCTGCTCAAGAATTTTATCAACAGTATCTTTTATTTCTTTTTGATATCTCTCTATGATGGCCTCTTGCGCGTTCTGCTGCGCGGCCTCTTTCAATTCTTTTGCATCGATAATGGCTTGTTCTAACATTGAAGACATAAATTAGCTCCTTTCGCTATGACTAATTAGTTTAAAGTAACCATAAATACCATTTTTTATTAGGGTTCTTTATAGGTGTTCCGTTGACGATGAAGTTTTTCGATCACTTTTCTTCTTCTTCGCCTTTCTTTTCTGCGCTTATCGGAGGGTTTTTCATAATAACGATTATTTAAGACCCTTTCTATTATACGCTCTTTTTTTACTTTTTTGTTGAAGCGCCTGATGAGTCTATCGAGAGTTTCGTCTCTAAACTTTGGTCTGACTTCTGCTCTCACTGCTCTAGACATATAAGCTCCTAAATCATATCCTTCCAACTTCTTCCTGAGACAGCCATAATGCCACTCAAATCTACTCCAGCGTCATTTGGATCTACGCCTGCGAGTGCGCCGCCTTGTCCTTGCGAATCAGGGGCGCCAGCTTGAGAAATCGGTTCGGTTCCTTCGAAAATGTCTGCGCCGAAGCCTGTGGCATTCAGCATTTTTCGCTTTTGTTCTTTTAGTCTCCGCTGTTTTTCTTCGAGGATCTGTAATCGTTGGGCGTCAAGTTCTCGATTATCAACGGTTTTTTTCTCCACAATAACGTTGGAGTTTAGTCCTCTTACCACTTCCGAAATAACGTTGGAAAGGAGGCCGCCTTCAAGAAGAACGTCTTTTACACATTCCTCTACAATAGGTTTTAAAACTCTTTTAAGATCTGATTTTTTCATAGATTATCCTAGTTTAATAGCGTTAAGGGCGCGGTTGATACGGTCGCCTCTTGTAAAGTGCCCGTTGACAATGCCTTGGCTCTCGTTCATTTTGATGCTAATCGTTCCAGGCTCCAGCATATAAGCGCCAGGAGCAGATGGTTCAGAAACTGCGTCAAAACAAATCAATTGTAGATCCGGTTGGACAACTTGAACAGAATCGCCAGAGTCATCTTTTCCTTCCTTGAGAGAGCCTAGCGCTCTTGAGGAAAAACCAAACTTTACTCCGCTATCGTAAAGTCCACGCAATATTTTGCCAGAGGGTGTTTGTAGTACTTTAATGGTTCCGATGACGTCATCACCATCCCACCAAATTCTTGTGACCATGTGGGATGCGTTCTTCAAATTGATGACTGAATCATCAGGATGGTCGCATTCGCCAAGTGCTCTATTATCTTTAACAAGTTTCTGGTAATTTTCGATTTCTCGTCTTAGGACGTCGAGGGGATAGGTTCTTCCGTTGCCATTTTTCGCGTCAGCTTGTTGAAGCTTTGCTGGAAACACAAGAAAGCCTTCGGTGACCATTCTTTTCTCAGATTCATTCAATAAATCTTGACAGCCACGGTCATCACATTTTAATTCAAAAAACTCTCTCAGTAAAACTTGACTCATTGTCATTCCTTGATTGCGGTCTCACTCCGCATGATATAAGATCCGCTACAACAGCGTCGAACTGGTTGAAGCTTCCATTTTTTAAAGAACATTTTGATCACCTTCTTTTTTATGATGGACTTTGAAACCAAAGTCGTTTACCAAGACACTTATAAGATAACTTGTGCCTGAACCTAAGCATCCTAAAATAAGTAAATTGGCTAAATTATACTCAAATGTAAATAGTTCTGTGTATTTATTTATACAAAACAAAAAGATAGAAACCCAGAAGCCCATGCACATAGGGCAATGAAATAACTTGCCAAAACCATTAAGCCATGTTCTCTCAGGGCGAATCTTGTTGAATATTGGTCCACAAACGAGAATTTGTGTAAGGCCATACGCAGCTAAAATAAAATAAACTAATTCCATTTTTACTTGTTTACTTTTTCCTGGAACATACCGTAAGCGTTGTTGCCGCTTCCGCCAGTGGGGGAACTGCCATAATAGTTCGTTCCCTTGTGGGGGTCGTGGGGAACTTTGCCAAGTTCTGTGGTTTCGTCGTCTGGTGGCTTCGTGAGTTCTTTTTCATAAGAATCCTGATAGTCGTCTACGATGTCGCCAAAATGTAATTCATCTTTTAGAAACTTGGTGATCAAATAAATAGCAATGTGAGTGGGATCAACCGCTGGTTGACTTACTTTGTCGGCCAACATCGTTCCCTGAAGCGAACCAAAAACGTTGGAGGCCCGAACAGAGCCGTGTTTACAGATTCCCTTTCTTGTGAGGAAATCAAACAGGCGTGATTGAAGGGCATAAATGTGATCCGCATATTCTTTCTTGGGAAACGTGAGAACACGATTTTCGTCAGGTGAGATCATAATGTCGATGTCTGGGTGATCAAGAATAACAATATCTCCAGCGATATTCTTCTTAGCCTTTAGCCGTAGTTTGGCATCTATGGGATCATCGATTTTAAGTTTAATCATTAGTGGTGATCTCTTTTATTAATTGTTGGACCTGAGTGATCTTATAAATAAATGCCTCATTTAAAGGATTTTTGCTGCTGTTCTTAAGAAACTCAAGAACTTTGCCGTACTTTTCTTTCATGTTGACGTCTTTTAGAACTTCTTTGTCTTTGGAATTGATTTCTAGTGTTTCAATTAATCTGCCAATTTCGCGATCTAAGTAAATTTTAAATTCGAGTCCGTCATCTGAAAACGATTTAATATATTTATTGAGAAGATCCTTCTGCTCCGATAAAAGAGTTTTGCTGTAGGTTTTGTTGAACCTCTTCACAAATGTATTGATGACTGAATTGTTTATCTTTACTTCTTTCTCGGGTTTGGAAGAATCTTCAGAAATCATATTGTTAATGATTTGTTCTTCTAGCAAAACTTTAGCCTTCGGCTTGAGTTCATCGTTAAAAAGTTGACCGATGCTTGCCAAAAACTTATAAGATGGAACAAAATTAGAAAAGACTGATTTTGAAATCTTTTTGTTAATCTGGGAGATAACATGGCTTTGCTCTTTAAACAATTCTCTCTTGTCAATCCCAAACCTGCTTGAGAGAGTTTCCTTAAGTAATTTTGAAGCAAACCTTTCGTTTACATTCTTAGTCTCGGCAAGTGTCTTATATAATACAAGATCTTTATAGAGGACGCTTTTCTTGTTGAAGTGTTTTTTCAATAAGGAAACCGCTATATCTCGTTTATCCTTGCTTTCGTTAATCGTTTGCTTGATGACTTCTCTAATCAAAGCCTCGTAAATAAAACCAGTATTTCTTTTTTTGTTATGTTTATTCATCTTCTAATTGCTCCAGGTCATCAAACAATTTTTTAACGCTTTCATTGACTTCAAAGAGTTTGCGTTCTTCATCTTCATAATTAGTATTTTTATTCTCAAAGATTCCTTTATTGAGACCTAATAATTCTGCGGCGTCTGATGAGAGGTGGTTAAAGACTTGTCTTTTTGGCAATCTTGCCATTTCATGTGAGGCTTCGGCCTTCCAGCTTCTCCTTCTTGCTCCGCGAGGTCTGTCGTCACTTTTCTTAGGGGAATAAGCCTTTCCTTTTGATCTTCTAGTGATCGTATCCCCGGTCTCGGCATCGCGCCATTTGTCGTCACGCTTACCGGCTGGGGCTTCCTCGGCGGGAGGAGCGGCTATCATACCTTCGGGGGGACCGGCCTCTTCGGGAGCGCCTTCTGCTCCGCCTTCATCTGGTGCGCTTTCTAAGTCCATCTCACCTCCCATATCAGCGCCCATGTCTCCGCCCATATCTCCGCCCATATCTCCGCCGAGGTCACCCATACCTCCGCCGCCGCCACCGGCCATTCCGCCTTCGGGTGCGGCTCCAGCGTTTTCAAGTTCTTGAGCAACTTGCTTGTCGTAGAAAAGCTCTCGTTGGTTGCGAACATATTCTTCGTCAGAAAGCTCAAAGATATTTTCTGCGATCCATCGTTTGCTAAGGAAGCCTTCAGGAACTGAAGTCATCACATCAAACTTAGTTTTCCAGTGTTCCAGTTCTTGCATTTCCGCAATCTTTGATGGGTTGTTGAGTTTAAGCTGGAATTTCAAAAGATCTTCTCCTCTAAATCCCAGAACATATAAGTGGACAGCAGCAATCTTTTCGAGTTCTGCGAGAACGCATCTTTGTAGTCTGTCGATTGTTCTGGCGAAACGAATGTCTTTTTGAGCTAGGGTTCCTTTCTCTTCGGCACCTTCGCCATAAGTTAAATAAGCTTGGGGAATCTTTAAGCCAGAGAACATCTTGTCTCTTAGGTATTTCACGTCGTCGATGTCGCCTGTATATGAACCGCCGTTGATACTATCAATTTTAGTTTGTGAGGCGCCTCCGCGTACAGGTACATAATAGTCCTCTTCAATTGACATTGGGTTATATCGTAAGTCGACTTGGCCGCTTGCTGGGTCAATAACTTGATTTCTCTTCATCGAAGTCATGAATCGTTGCATAAACTGCTCGACTTCGCTAGGAGGGATATTGCCAACATCAACATAAAATACTTTTCTTTCTGGAGAACGCACAATGCGGTAAGCCATCATTGCATCTTCAAGCAAAGTAAGCTGTCTCCAAATACGGCGAACCGGATCAAGAACAGACGTTCCATAAGGGGCAAACTTGTCGTTGCCTAAGATTCTAAAGTGGGCGCACTGCCAGTTTTCGAAAGTAATACCGGCACTATTCCACTGAAATTGTACATAATTTGGATTTTGTTTGTCCTCGCCTTCAATTCTTTCTACTTCGCGAGAGGGGAGGCCGATAACTTGTTTAATTCCAAGCTTTTCGTCGATGTCCAGGTACAAGTAGAAGTCGCCATACTTACACATTGTTCTCGCCCAGCCAAACAAATTGTAATTGATGTTCAAAACTTGATTAAAAAGGATCTTTAAGATGCCTTTAATTTCTTCGTTGGAAGACTTGACTGATAACATGGTGTTATAGACATTAAAAGTGGTCATTTCATCAGAATAAATGTCCAAAGCAGAGGCGATCTCTGGCGTGAACTCCATTTGGTCAAAGTCGTTATATCTTTGAAGGCGGCTTTGGGTTTGCATCGCAAAACTAGAAAAGTTATTGTAGGGATTATAATCGTATCTTTCAAACTTCTGCCCCATAACATCTTTGAAGGTGTTGGCATATTTGTCCATCCTTCTTCGTCTAAGCTGACGAGTGCTTTGGGAGCGATAGTTGATAATTGGGCCTGAAAATAACCTTGTTAATCTTTTAAACAGGGCTGATTCAGAATTCTTGGTGTTTTTAGCTTGATCGACCATTTTTTATCCTTTTATAATCCATAAGTTTTCTTTGATTTTTTGTTGTTCGTCAAAGGCTCTTTCTACCATCGTTGATTTTTGCATACCTGGAATCTTTGTACTCAACTGAGTGTCTGATTTAATAATTGAATTCATAAATGCCTTTTTGTACTCAATTTCTTTTTTGTTTTCTATGATAGCAGTATCTCTAACCCAACAACCAATGGAAGCTGCCATAACCAAATCATCATTGTAGTTACGCTGCGCTTCGGGGCGACCATTTCTCCAGATGAACGTGTCTAGTTCACTCGCTAATCTCGTAGAATAAATAGTTAATACTTTATTTCTAATAAATTCTTCGAATTTAGCGATAATCAAAGGTCGAGTTTTTTGTGACGTGGTGAAGCCTGGAATAACTGAGGAATCTCCTTGCGCTGCGTATTGTTCTACATAAGCGTGTGTTCCCTTCTTGGAGAAGTAGATATTTTTGTATTCCTTCTCGATTAGTTTATCTAGAACATGAAAGCCAACAGAGTTGTTTTCAACAACGAGCATCGCACCATTATATTCATTGCCAGTGGTATACAGTATTTCTGAGAATAAGTCAGGGGTTGGCTTACCTTTGTACTCGCAAACGATTTCCATCGTTTCAAGATTAAAAACGTGGAAGGTGCTTGAGTCCATTCCGTCGCCCCTGGCTACATCTGCTACAAGCAAATAAGTGTTGCTGTCTGATGGCTCTTTCCAAATCCAAGTGTTTCTATCAAAGCCGACTCTATATTTTGGTTCCATAACAGTGGCCTTGATTCTCACAATATCGTCTGGGTGGACTACGGTGTCACCTGAAGTATTAAAGTTACATTCATACTCTTGAGCGATCTGGCGTTGGCTCATATTTTTTGTTTCAGTGTCGAACCATTCTTTGTCTCTTTCTGGGTGCTCGTCCCAGAATAGTCTCACTGGGTAGAATTCGTTCTCGGATGCTTCTGCGCTGACGTATGTTTCGTGGAACCAGTCACCAACACCATTTGGCGTAGAAATGGCGATGCAACGTCCACCAGTTGAAATTGTGGGGTACAGGCCGGTCCAGAGGTCTTCAAGGCCCTCAATGTGTGCCGCCTCGTCTATAACGAGCAACGAAAGAGCTTCTGAACGTCCAGCGTCACCTGAAGTTGAAGAAGCTTTCACTTGACTTCCGTTGGTTAGCTCGATACTGTTCTTGTTGTCAACAGCAAAATCAGAGATTCTTAGCCATTCTGG